ATCCAAAGTATTTACGCCCGTTCCGCCTCGCGCAACTGGTAGCGTCCCCCCTGTAGCCGAGCCTATGTTGCTTAGAGGCACTCTATCGTTTGCATTATCGTTTGCATTTTTTGCCGCAGTGTTGGCCGCAGTTACTGCAAAATTGAAGGTGTTCATAATTTCCTGAAAAGCGATGTGCGTGTTGACATTCCCGACAAACAATGCCGCAAGATTGTTGATTATTTGTTGAAAAATCGGGTTTAAAACTAACTCTGCATTCCCCGGGTCAGAATTTTGCAGCCTGCGGATGTTGGGGTTATATGTTGGGTTATCTGGTATGATATATGTTTGGTCCGACATTCGTTATCTTCCTCCTACTTAAAATTCATCATCAAAGACAAACACCAGTTCAACACCGTCATCTTTTTGCTTAACGAACATGGTCTTAATCGCGGCAAGATTGCCGACGGCGTCAATTAGCGCAGCCTCGCTGATTTTTGCACCGATAAGATCATCTGCTGGTATAACCGCCGTATACCTAGCGACTGTTGGTGACGGGTATTCAATTGATGCCACAGCGTATCTTGACAATTCCATATTAAGCGTAGTTTGGGCTGATGCTGGTGCAATGGGGTTACCGTTTGCGTTAACCCCGCCAGCGCCGAATGCAATATGTGTTATCGGCGGCATTGTCGAGGATTTTCCGCTTGTGACCTTGCATAAGAGTTCTCTTCGCGTGTTGGTTATCACGGCAGTCTCTGCCATTTAGATTTCCTCCCTTCTGGCGTCAAAGCGCCTTGACCCATCAAACAAGATTGACCCGTCAAATGTCTGAGTATTTTTACACGGCATAAATCGCCAATCTGCTTTAGCTATTCTGTTGCTGTTCTTAGCTCTTGCGGAAAATCGCATCTGCCCAAGTCGTAGTCGATTGGCGGTGCGGATGGTTATAGGGCGCAGTATATCGACAAAAAATATTTGCAGATGCGCCGGTATGCGTTTTGCAATCACTAAAGTGGCATCTGCGAGGTTGAATTTGTCAGCGATATCTCTCTCGACCAGTATTTGTATGCCTGCAAGCTGTTTTGGAAACTGATTGAGCAGCCATGAGCCATCCAGCGAATGCTTGCCGTCAAGGTGCACAGTCTTGTACTCGCTTAAAAGCTGAACCTTAACGACACCTGAAGTGAAAGACTCCATAAGCAGTTGTATATCGCGTTGACCAATATGCCCGTCGCCATACAAAAAAGACTGGAGCACGGAACGTCGGTCAGAAAGAAGCCGTACACCGTTATTTGGTATTCCGATCCAGTTCTCAAGTATGGCAATCCGTGCGGCCTCGGCGCGAGAAATGGTGCTATTGTCCAGCGACCTAATCATGTCAGACCTTAGTCTATCGAGGAAATAACCGACTGTATGCCAGATAGCATCCATTTCAAGCACATCTCTGTAAAACACGGGGTACAATGTTTTTTGCTCTTCATAATGGCTATCTACGGAGTTGTCAAATAGTCTCATTGACAGACACCTCCGCTAAGATGGGCGCCTCCGTGTCGCCAACAACGATATTGCCCGACTGCCCATTAAGAGTTAACCCGCTGTAGTCTACAAGCGATGGCAAACCGTGAAGCAAAGTGCCAACTGTCGATACTCGGAGTACAATCGCCTCATCGTCCGGCGTATTAAGGGCTAAGTTTTTTAAATGTTCGGTGATAGACTCCGATGCCTCTTTTTGCAATTGCGAAAGAGACATGCCACCTACGAGCGATGCGCTGAATTTGACTTTTATTGCCAGTATATCGGCCGCGGTCGCTGTAAAATATGCGCCGAGATTGGCGACACCATTCCCAAGTCCTGCACCCTCTGGGTCAATGTACTGCTGCACACGCTCAACAACGGACGCGGCAGCGGGCTTCCCATCTGGACCGAACAATACGGCTTTTACGGTGTTATCTCCGTTCCATAGCGGAATAATGCGCGCCCTGCCGACACCCGGAATTTCTTCAGCCCATGCTTTATAGTGGCTTCTATTTCCGTTTTTTGCAGGTATCGCCAGCCTATTTTGCAGTCGTTTCTGGTAGTGAGCATCAGTCTCGCGGTCAACACCGGGTACATGTAGCAAGCCAAACGTTGAAAATGCAAGCCCAGCAATATTACGTATAGGGATTGCCGGCGTATCGGGGAGTACAAAGTTGCCTATTGACCCGGGTTCTTCGGCTTCGAGAAATAGCCTACCGCTTTCTCTAATGACACGGAAATATACGTTGTTGGTAAAAAAGCGTTCGCCCGGCGTCAATTGACCGGGGCTTATATCATGGCTAAATAGATATTTTGCAGGTGTGGCAGGGCGTCGAGGTATTGGGGGTACAAGTTCTGCACCCCTGTCGTCAAGGTACTCATCAACCGCTGTCGGCAAATTGACAAGCTCAAACATGCTGTTGAGCCCTGCATAAAACTCAGCCAATTTGAAACAACAGCCTGCAAGCGCATCAAAATATATACTCCCTTCTCGCGTATCAACACCGGGGCGAGCCTTTGCCATAGCCTCTATCATAAGATTTTCATAAGTACGATCTTCAAACATTACATCACCCCCTTAAAAACCGCAGGGCCGAATATTGTCTCGGCAACGAAGCTGATATGAACCGCTCCGTTGTAGAACTCATGCTCAAAGCTATGCACACCAAAAATCCGGGTGTCCTGTGAGAGTGCGTCTTCGGCAAACCACGGCAGTTCCGTATCGATGAAGTCCTCTGTCGCATTACCGGATATGAGCGCCTGTTTAATCTCACTGCCGTACTGATTGCTATAGATGGCTGGCAGGAAACGAGGGGTTATAAGAGCTTTCCAGATTGCTTGATTAGCCGCCTCAAGACCGTCCACCATCCCTATAATCCGTTTACGTTCCGGATCGAGCCTGTACGTTAATGAGGGTTGCTCGGTCTGTGTCTCTGCCGTTTCTATGAGGAGTCGCGGTATCATGCTCATTCCTTATCCCTCCCTGTCCAATATGTAATATTTCTTGCCGTGGTTGAAACTCAAGATAAACACGCTCTCGCCTGTTTGGAGCGAGTTATTTATCCGGATAGTTGCGCTGTCCGTAACTCCGGAGATACTGCAATTTGCCGTGTAGCTTGTAAGGTGTCTCGGCAGGCAGATAAGCCGGTCATGGATGAGGAGTTTATCGTCATTCGCTGCCTGTATTTTCAAGGGTGCTGATGAGGTAACTTTTCCTCGAATAACAGAAAGCTCCGATACATCCATGCCCTGTATAGCCTCCTTGAGGCTCATCGGCTCTTGTATGTCTTGTCCGGGCATATAAGCACCCCCCTGTTTAATATTTCACATCCGTGGCGTGACACAGCTTTAAGCTCATGCTGTGATGGTGCCCTTGGAACGTGTGCGTGTCCTCCTCTACATAGTAGGACTTGGATATCCCCAATTCCTTGATGATGATATACACGCCCATGCCGCTATAGACTTCCGGCAATCCTGTAGCCGTGAGAGTCAAGGACCGCTCCGGCTTGTTCTTTTCGTTACGGATGGAGTTGACGAGTTCATTGAGCTGTGCTGAGTTCATCTCATCATCGCCACTCTCGACATGTTGAAATGCTCCTATCCGTTGTTCGAGGTTTTTATCCACAGCCTGTGCGAGTACCGCGCCCTCTTTCGACAAGAGCTTAATGCGTGTTCGGACATTCTCGATGCTCTTGTTAAGAGTGTAGTCTTGCAGATTAACCCCTGTCTCAACTACCCATTGGAGGATGTTCATGCGTCTTTCTAAGAGTCGCATATTTTCCCCAAAACATCGCGGATAGTAGCGGATGCCCTTTGCCTTGAATGTGAGGCTGAGAGCATCGCAGATAACATCCCATCCGGTAGTTTTCGGTTTGCAGAGCTCTGGGATGTTGTAGCTGGTGTCCGCAATATGTCCGGAGTCGAAAGGAACGCCGAATCGCTTACAGACATCCGTAAATATCGTGTTAGCTTTTGCGTTGGTATAAGTGAATGTGTCAGAATTGTTTGCGAGATATATTCCGTTATCGTAAGCAACAACCGGCATGATCTTTTTGCTTGATTGAGCCTGCCGCATGAACATTCCCCGGAATAGCTCCCTGCCCTCCCGATAATAGATACACCAATGCCCCTGTTCGACGTCGATGCCTGTCCGGTCATGCCCGAACCCATCATCGTCTAAGAATGTGACAGACAAAGAACGGGCAGCCGCGCCTTTACGTCCGTTCCACTTGACCGTGTTTACGAGTGTACTGACATCAAACGCCTTGTAACCCTTGATGATAATTAACTGTCCGCTCATGGTATGGTTAATACCGGTCCGGAATAAATCAGATTCGGATGCTTGATTTTATCCTTGTTCAGATTGTGGATTTCCGGCCATCTGTTACCACATCCGAGATACTTAGTCGCAATTCCCCATAGGGTATCACCTCTAACTATCGTGTGTGTCCTTGCTGTCACTCTGTTGTCCACCCGAGGCGGGGGCGTTGCCGCAGGGGTTTTTACCGGAGCCGGTATTACGATTTTCTTCTGAGGCACGTTGACAGTTATCTGTCGTGCCTTTACGTCTCTGAACTCCTTTAAAACTATCGAATAATGGATGGTGCCAACGTCGCCGCCATCTTCCCTGTGAGTAAATTCCTCTATCCGGTAGAACATCCCTGTATTAAGCCCGGTAACGAGCCATCGCACAGGCTGTTCGCTCTCCATCCATTTCTCTATCTTGTCCTTGAGTGAAACAGGCGAGGGTAGCGGTAGATACTGTACGCCCGGGAACGATGTGGACGGAAAGAATGATTGAAACGATACGATGATAGCCTGTGGATCGCCCTTGATGATAACCTCACCAAGACCCTGTACCGTAACAACATGGCTCGCATTGTTTTTTCTTACTGTGAGTGTTTCCGGAAGTACAGGGAATCGTAACGATTCCGTGTTGGAATTGTGAGTAAGGAACATCTGATACTTAGAACTCATAGCTCGAATCCCCCTCTTCGAATCTCTCCTGTTGGATGATTGCAATTAGTAGTGGCTTGATGTTTGCAGCCATAATCTCAACTATGGTGGTTTCATCAGCACCGGATCCGATGTCGATAGCTCCGCTGCCATTGATGTCGAGTGTTATCCGTTTCTCCATGTAAGCGACATTGTTGTCGCTTAATAGTCCGGATGGTACGGCTGTGCTTACCGGTGTGCCTCCACCGGATATCATAGCCATGCTCTCGTTATTGTTATAGACTCGCTCGCCTCCTTTGAAATTGATGAGCTCAGGTCCGTCCTCTCCGACCCATGCGAGTCCGGGCGGTGCAGCTAATACACCGGACGCATAGCCGCGCCCTCCACCGACAGTCGGTGTTGCGTTGAGTGCGGCGGCAACTGCGGTAGCCACGCTCGTAGCCGCCGATACTGCCGAAGATTCCATCGCCTCTATCTGGTCGATGTAAGCCTGCATCGTCGCTCTCGCACCCTCTGCTGCTGTTGGACCCATATCCATTCCGTTTATAGCAGCCTCGAGCGCCACCTCCATTTCAGCGAGCTTGTTGCTGAAATCGGTTTGCATTTCTGCCATCGTTGTCGCAACGGTGTCTTTAGCGGTTTCGAGTTCCCCGAACGTATCGTTAATCTCTGCTATCTTGGCTGCCGCCTCTTCCGGAGATAGATTGCCAAGTTCCTCTTTTAGCGCCTTAACTTGCCCTGCGCTCTCAACGCTGCCGTCGCTTAACTTCTCAAGGAATGTTGCATCAAGGTCAAGGTCGTGGAGCACCTGCAGATTCTCGTTGTACTCATTGAAGAACTCAATCTGTGATTGCCACGCCTCGATTATCTTCCGACTCGTCAGCCCGGCTTTTTCCTCCACTTTCTCGAATAGCTTGAACGTGCCGTCAAGACTGTTTCGTGCTGCCTCGTATGCGGCATCGTAAGCCGTATGCAGGTCATACATTGCCTCGATGATATTCTCGACAGCAGCCGCTCCTGCGTCGTATGCCTCGGCGAGAGCGAGAGTGGCTGCCTCAGCCGCTGCCTCAGCCTCGGCAGCAAGTTCGGCAGCAGCCGCAGCAGCCTCGAACGCTTGTTCGTGTTCCGCAAGTATCGCGTTGGTTTCATCGAGTGCCGCTAGTGCCTCTTCTACGGCATCATTGTAGACATTCCACTCTTTCCTTGCGTTATGCTGCGCTGCATTAAAGTAGCCGCTTTGTGTGTTTGCATCAGCCTCAGTCCACCGGTCATAGGCGGCAGCAGCTTCATCCGTAGCAACTGCCGCCTAT